GAGTGTATTGCCGGAAACGCTTGTTGATACCCGCCCATCCACCGTTCGCCAACGGATGTAATCGCCCGCCTCTTCCGCCGGAATGGCAGGCGAGCCAGCAGTCACGATGGTTCCATCAACCACCACCGGCGGAACCGCGTCAACCGCTGGCGCAAGCGGCTCGATGATCGCGACTCCCGGCGTCTGCTGTTGCAAGACCGTCCGCAAGTCGTGCTTGTCGAGCGCCTTGTCATATCCCTTGTAAACCTCGTGCCGCCCCGCCTCACCCTCTTCCCCCAGGTTGAGAATCTCAATCAACTGGTTCGGCATCTCGCGGTTGCCGGTGATTCGACGGACTACTCGGGGCGCCGGCGTCGCGGCCTCGTTACTTTCCGTCTCGCATATCAACAAGTAATAGTCGCCGTCCTCTTCGCCGGAAGTGGGGCTGTCTCGAACGTGATGCGTCGATTGCTGCGGCTCCGTGAAAGTGACGATTGTCGGCCCGTCCGATGCGCCTGGGTCGCCGGGAAACTCTGGCGCGGTCGGTTCTTTCGGCGCGCCGTCGCTGTCGGTTTGGACTCGCAGGTAGATGTAATTCACCAACCCATCCAGCGGCAAGGCGGGCGCAACCCAATCCGCCTCGCCGGTCGATTCGATGCTGACAAGCTCGCCGTCTGCCGTCGTGATCTTGGGCGTGAGGTATCCGACAACGCCGGAATCGGAATCGGTCAGCGTGGCGTTCTGGTAGCAGAGATAGCCGGTTGTGACTTTGGCTTGATACGATACCGGAGAAGACTCAGGGACGGCGGAAATAGTAACCCACAAAGGCGGCTTGCTTCCCGCTCCCGTGCCTCGCCCGATGTTCGCCGTTGGCATCCGCGCCTCAAGCTGTCGAATCGCCGTGCGCGTCTCGTTCGCCCACGCCGCAAAAATCGGATCGCTCGACTTGATGGCGAACGGAATCTTGACCGGGTTGGATCCTTTGCGGATTGGCGTCATGGTTCTTCGTAAAGGAATGTGTCATGCCCGCCCTTTTCGGAAAGCGTCCACTCAAGGTTGGTCGTGAACATCTCGCCGTTCTGCTCTTGGAATGCGCTCGTTAGCATCCAGTCCCGCGTTCCCGCTGCTTCTGGCGGGTCGCCTCGTGGCGTCGAGATGTTGCCAAGCTTGTTGAGCTGCGCGTTTGTCAATCCATCGGTCCCTTGCGCGGATTCGGTCCATGTGATGACCGGGCGCAGGTAGGTGGTTTCGCCGCGTGCGATGACCTTGGCAAACTCCAGCGCGTCGCCGGCAAATGTAATCGACGCTTCTGTTGCATCTTTGAGCGGAGTAAAGAAGTTTTCCTCGTCGTAACTCCCCGCCTGCGTGAATTCTGCTGACGGCCTCGCGTTGCCGTTGATAAGTTCGCCAAGCGCAAACTTAAAAGCGTCCGAAAGCGCCGCCCATTTCGGGTGCATCGAAAGCGGAGCATCCTGAAGCTGACCACTCAATCGGTATGTCGGGTCTGGCGCTTCGCCGCTCTCGCCGTAGGATGCCCCCTGCGCCCCGGAAAGCGATACTGATACAATCGTGATGTCGCCTTCTTCACTGACAACTTCCGCCTCGACGACTTTGAGGAACGCCCACGAAAAGGAAAGGTCTGGATCAAGCGAGGTTATCGAAGTCCCCTTGGCGAATCGCCCGGTGACGCCGCTTCCGCCCCACGCCGTGCGCAGGACAGCGAACGAATGCCGCCCGATGTAGCCGCCGTTCTCCTGGCGCGTCGCCGTGAATCCCGGCTGCGGGAGAACGTCGGATGATCTGATGCCTCGGATTGTGCTCATCGTGATGTTGGACGTAGTCCGTTAGCTGCGAATGCTTTGCGGAGTTCTGCGGGTAGCGTTACTCCTTGACGGACTAGTTCTTCAGTAAGCATTTCTTGACGTTTGAGTGTTTCCGCCCATGTCGGGGTCGCGGATTTTTCAATGCTTTGCATGTTATCCCGCAATCCGTTCGCAATGTCAGAAGCTCGATCCGAGACGCTGCGCTTCGGGCCAAGAAGTTGGTCGATGTCCCGATTCATCAGGTCTTTCTCCTCGTTGCTAAGATTGCTTGATCCAGATTGCAGCATGGACCTCATCCCCTCAACCATCAGGTTGCCTGTAACGTCTTGGAATCCCCGCGCCATCGCCTCGCCAATCAGGATTCCAATCTGAGCAAACGTTTCAAGGTTGCCTTGCGCGGCTTGCTCCAATGCCGTGCCGATTATCTTTCCCGCAGATGCAAACTTACCCTCAAGCTGCGGGAGGAATGCGTTCGTCGAATCGAGCGCAACGCGAAGTCCGTCGTTGAATCCGGTGCCGAATGCAACCTTGAGTCCGAGCATGGCGTCTGAAAGCTTCGCAAGCTTGCCCTCGGTGGTTGCAGCGCCCTTGTCGAGAGCGCCGTAGAAAAGCCCGCCTTGCGCCGTCGCGGATCGGAAGGCATCCGTCACCATGGCGGCGGAAATCGCGCCGTCCTCCATGGCTTTCTTCAACTCGATCATGGATCGCCCGGTCTTGCGGGAAATCTCTTGCAGTGGGTTGAATCCAGCGTTGACGAACTGAAGCACTTCCTGACCCATCAGCCGCCCCGCTGCCTGCGTTTGAGCGAAGGCAAGAGCAAGACTTCCGAATCGCTCAGAGTTGCCCATGGATACATCGCCAAGGGTCCTTAGAATCGGCAATGTCTGATCGGCGGAAATGCCGAATGCCATCAGGGTCTTGCCCGCTTGCGCGTAGTCCGAAACGGATAGCGGCGACTTGATTGCTTCGTCGCGGAAGCTCTGGATAAGCTCGGTCGCTTTGCTCGCGGATTTGGTTAGAACCTCGAATTGAACTTGCAACGACTCCATCATGGCAGCCTTGCCGGATGCATCTTTGATGAACGCAAGTCCTGCGCCAAGAGCTACAGCCCCAGCGGCAGCGACCGCAAGCGCGGCACCGAAAGCTGCTTGTGATGTTGCCAGCTTCCCAAGCACTCCGGTTAGCCCGCTGGCTTGCACCTCAATCCCTGCGATGGTTCGCCGGAATTGAGTGGCATCGGCGCGAATGCGGATCGTTAAAGCCATACTTAGGTCACAGTGTCAAAGATTGCCTTGGCGCGGTCCCGTAGGCTTGGTATTGGCCCTTCCTGCTTCGCCGCTCCCTTGATCGTGCGGAGTCCTTTCCGATAGAGCAGCGCGTGGAATAGCTCCGCCTTTTGGTCGGGCGGGAGGTCGAGGATGTAGGTGATTGGCCATCCGTATTCACTGGCGAAAAGGTCGATCTCAAAAGCTTCATCTTCGGGCGGATCTCCACGGTCTAGGGCTTTCCCGGCGAGTCATCGACTGTCACTTGTGCCGCCTCCGTTCGCTGGTTCACGGCTCCGATGTATTCAGCGACGGCGGTGAGATCTTCGGCGGAAAGCTCCATGTCGGCGATTCCCACCTCACGGTTGAATCGCGCCTCGTCATTCACGGCGTCGAAGGCATCGGCGGGCGGCAGGCTGTAGATCGCGGCAAACGCCACGACGAATGCGCCCGCTTTTTCGTTCTCGTCCTCGACGTTGGCGATCTGCGCTAGGATGCGCCCGACTCCGCGCCCGAATGGCCGGAGTTTGGTTTGCTTGCCGCGAATCGTAATCGTCGGTGGTTCTGTCTGGAATGAGGTCATCTTGGTTATCTTCGGTAGAGTAGCTTTTCGAGTTGGTTGATCTGGTCCTTGCTTATGTCTGCGCCGACGTATGCGGTTCTTCCTCGATGCTGGACGGCGGCAAACTGCGGGCCACGGTCCTTGATGAAATCCACCATCACGCGGTGATTGTCGAAGGCGCACCAAAGGTAAGAGATCAGGGCATCCGGTAAACGCCTCTCAAGCTCGCCAGGTGGAAGCGTCCACAATGCGAAATCCGCCGCTGCCGATTGTGAAAAGCGGAACTTGTAGCCGTTCGTCCCGTAGGCGACTCCGATGATCGGGTGGCCAAGTTGCTCCATCGCTGCCGCCGTTTGCGTGTGGTGTGTCTCAATGAACGGGACTGACGGCGCAAACAGGTGGATCGTCCCCTGCTGGATGTCGCGGACAATCTCGGCGTATTGGACGAATGCCGCCTTCATGCGAACAATAGGGCAATCTGGATTCGCTTTCGCGTATTCCTGATCGCCCCAGACTTTGAGCATTTCCAAAGACGACTCGCCGCGTGCGTTCTTTTCGGCAAGGTGCCATGTCACCTTCGTTCCCGTGATTCCGTCGCCGCTAATGGTCGTCAGCGTCCGCGAGACATCCAGCGGGACATCGTAAGCGATCAATGCGGCGGCTGCTCGGGTGTTGGTAGTGGCACCACCTTCGCCGGTAATGCCAAGGAATCTTGGTAGTGCCATCTGGTTAGGTTGCCGTTAGGCTAGGATCGTCGGGCTGTATTTGTATTTTACAGAGATGCGCCGGTAATCCTCGGAGGTGCTGGAACGGGTGATTCCGGTGACAACGTAAGTTCCACCAGTCACTGCGCCAATCAGGTGATCGGCGGGAGCAGTCGCCAAGGTCAAGGCGCTGGCGAGAGTCCCAGAGAAGGCCGAAGTGGACGGAATGTAACCGTCAAGCGTGCCTTCGATCCGCTCGTTGTAATACGACTCGCCGGTATCGTCGCCAGAGATGTTTTTGACGGTCTTTGAATCCTGCGAGTAATCGTCAGAAACGGAGTCGAGAAGGAATCCGGTCTGCTGCGCAGCGATGCCGAAAAGGCCGGTAGTGGTGCCAAAGGACGTAGCCATTTGAAATGGCCGTCATGTCAAATTCAGCTTGTCCGCTGTATCCAAGCTTCAGCCGTGAACACCGCTTCAAAGGTCGTCTCTTCCCATCGCGTGCTGCCGCCGTCCATCTGGAAAAAGTCGCATTGCACGCCAAGGCCGGTCCCGCTGATGAGGCTCGCCACGTTTGCCGTGCCGTTGATGTTGCGCTCGATGGCGTCAGCCCATGTCTTGAGCGTCGCCCGTGTCTCGCCGTCGCCGGAATGCGCCCGCAAGGTAATCTCGACTGGGCATTTCATCACGCCTGGAAGCGCCAGCGAATGCCGCTCAGGCTCGCCAACGTCAACCGCAATGGTCGGCAGGTCAATGTCCGCAATGGCGCGGGCGTCGACGACGGTGATGGAAGCGTCGGGCTTGATCGGCTCAAGTAAGGCAATCAGCGCGTTGGTAAGTTTGTCGGTAGTCATCAGATTTCCCCTCGGAGCTTTTTCAGCGCAATTGTCATGTAGCGGAAGTTTCGGGCGTATCCTCGCTTCAATGCCAAATCAATCACTGCCTTGGACTGTAGCCCGTTGATGTATGAAAGTCGGTTGGTGAGTGAGATCGTAGAGCCCAAACCCTCCGCCCTGATAGATGCGTCGCCGTTGCGTGTCGCATGGCGTCGAATCCACTTACTGATTCCACGCATTTTCTTTCCGTCGATAGCCTCCCCGGCAGCAATCCAAGCGCCTTTCGCGGTGCCCGCTGCCGCTTGCTTCTTGCGGAGCAGGTCCACCTTTTCCCTGATCGGAATCGGCTCACGCCTGAATCGCCCTTCGGTCTTCAGCCCTTTAGGAACCTGCCCTTTCCGCCTGACTTGAGTGTGGACGAATCCCGCTGATCCTTGAGTTCCCGCCACGTTGGCAGCGCGGATTGCGCGGTCGATTTGCTTGGCGATGCTCTTTTGGAATCCCGCGCCCTGCTTGGCTGTAATGCCGTAAGGCGGGACAAGCACCGCTAGTTCTTTCGCGCAACCCTTCCCGAGAAGATTCATAGACTCTTGAATGGTCTTGCCGGTCTCTCTTGAGAACTCGACCATTCTTCGCCGGAATCCGCGAACGGACGATTGATCCATGGAGAATCTGATCATTTTGATTCGTTCGGGTCGCAAAGGTCAAACCGGATCGCGACGTCGCCGGGGCGGACGGCATAAACGCGAAATGCCACGCCGCCGACCGTGCATCGCTTGCCCTTCAGTGCGGCGGGATTGGTGACGTCCCCAGGCTGGGCGGTTGCCATCGCCTGCACTTCCGGCTCCAGCCCGCCTAGCCCGCCGTCTGAGTCGCTGCTGTAATCGTCCCAGACCACGCTAAACGTCTGCCCGTCGCAAACCATGGTCTTCGTTCCCATGGTGGCGTCAACCTCGTTGTGCGAGGTGTTCAGGAAATCGTCAATGATGCTCATAACATGGGCGCGGTGTAAAGCGAAAGCCCGCCCCATTGCTGGAGCGGACTCGCGATGAACAACACGCGAATCAGCAGGAAAGCTTAGCCAAGGATGATGGCGGCGTGCGCTGGCTTCAGCGCCTTGAAGCCCCAAAGAGCGTGAATGCGGTAGAGCACCATGCCGTCACCTGGATAAACGCGGAGGTCGAAACTGATTCCCGTGCGGGGGTCGGTGATGATTTCGTTGTCAATCGCGAGGTCGCCTTGCTTCGGGAAGATCGGCAGGCGAGTGGCGAGAACCAGAGCGTCGGACGAGAATGCGATGTTGCGGGCGCTGGTAGAGTTGACCGTGATAGCCAAGTTGTCGGCGGCGGCAACCACGATTCCCGGCGCGTTGATTGTAAAGACGTTCGTGGCCAGCGCGGTGGCGACGACATACTTGTGAGCGCCAATCGTCACGATGTCACCCGCAAGGATGGTTCCCGACCCTCCGTCAACCGTGACGGAGGTGGCCCCGACCGCAAGAGCGCCGTTGAGTAGGTAGCTTGCGCCGGTTCCTGCGGTGGCGGTGTTGATCTGGGCGGACTCGCGGATGCTGAAGCCGTGCATGTTCAGCAGCTCTCCGTCGCGGAGGGTCATTGAAGTCCCGGCTTCGTTGGCCTTGGTCAACTGGGCGAGGGTGCGGAGGGCCGCACCTGCGGAGGTGTCGATGACAAGAGACCGGCCCGATGGCGGGGCTCCGTTGTCGTCGAGGATCTTGCGGATCTGGGCAGAGTCGGCAAGATTCGTGGCGAACGGAGTCGTGCCAGCGGTGCCGTAAGCGCGGGAAGCACCCTGCGCGAGAGCATCGCAAACATCGTTCTCCATTTCGTTCACAAGGACGCGGAACGCTTGCGCGATCTGGCCCTGCTGGATGCTCAGGAAGCCTGGTCCCTGATCCACCGCGTATTCCTCTTCGCCGGTCCATGAGAACGCGGCATACTTGTTTTTCGACAAGGTGAGTGAAGCATTGGCGATGGTCTGGTCAACAGCAGCAGGCACCGCCATTGCTGGCGTGAACGTGCTGGTCGTGTTCGTCGGGGTCTGTCCGACACGAAGCGTCTGGTTGGTCGCGAGGCGGTCAGCCTTCGCGTCACGGGAGACACCGGGGATTGCTCCGACAAGTTCACGGGAAACCACGTCGAGCGCGGCGTAAACGTCGGGGATGAGATTGGTCAGGGTATTGGCCATGATGGTAGATTAGTTTGGATCTTCAATGAAGGTGCCGCCGTTGTGGCGGGAGTTGGTTTTAGGCTTTGCGGCCACGGTGTTAGGCTGTAATTTTGCCGCCCGACTTGGAAAAGTCGGACTTGGCGCGAGGGGAAAGCGAGTTGAACGCCTCGCGTGTCATCGCGTTTGCGACTTGGGCAGTCTCGATACCCTCAATCGGCTCAGGGTGGCCAGAGGCGGCAAGTTGGCGTGCTGCTTCAATGCCAACCTTCTCGGCGGTGACAACGGCAGCGGCTTCGAGTTCTGGAACGCGGGCGGCGATTGCCTCAAGCTCGGTGACGCGGGCGGCGGCGGTCGCTAGGTTGTTGCGAAGCTCGGCCGTTGCGGTTGCGGCTTCCTGCAAAGCGGCCTCTGCGACGCTGACCTTGTTAGAGAGCTCGGCGACTTCGTTTTCGCGGTTGGAGACTTCACCTTTCAAGGTGTCGATTTCCGCCAATGCTTCGGCGCTGGCAGGGGAAGTGAGACGGTCGAGGATATTCATGCTCTTGCCCTTTTGCTTGGTGTCAAATTTACCGCTCACGACTTCATCGGCGAATCCTTCCGCGACTGCCGTTTCGGCGCTCATCCAAGTCTCCTCCTTCATCCGCTCGCGCATTTCGGATGGCTTCTTGCCAGTGCGCTCGGCATAGATCTCGGCAATCTCGCCGCTCATTTCGTCCAGCAACTTCGCGGCCCGTGCGTGGTCCTCGGCGTTGCCCCAAGTCGCGGTCGAGGCTTCGTGAATCATCATCCGTCCGCCCTTCACGATCTTGATTTCATCCGCAGCCATCGCGATCACGGATGCCATGGACGCGGCGAGCGAATTGATAAACGCCGTGACGTGGACTCCGCGCCCGCGAAGGTCCATGATCGCCTGATAGACCCGGTATCCGTCCAGGATGCTGCCGCCTGGGGAATGGATCTCGAATTCCATCGTATCCGCCGCGTTTTCGGCTGAGTTCATCAGGACTCCGAAATCCGCCCCCTCGGCAACGGCTCGCGCCCCGAACACGCTGCCGATTTCCTCAAGCAGCTTGTCAACGGACTCCTTGTAAACGCTCTCGTTGAGCTTCACTTTGCCCGCCTTGTTTTCAATCGTCAGAATTTTCATCACTTTGAGTGGTTGGTTTTGCTTTGCCTGCTTCCGATCCGTTTGGATTTCTCATGCCCATTTCGTCGTCCGTGATTTTGACGCCGTGTTTCGAGCCGACTTCCTTGGCAATGACCTTACCAAGCGCCACCTCTTCGGCCCGCTCGCGCAAGTGTTCTTGGAGCGACTTACCGTAAGCGCCAAGGATGTCGGTTTGGTTGGTGTGGCCTGCTTTCCACATCTCGATCAACTCTTTCGATACGCGCCCGTCG